AAAATATATTGTCATTGCAGTAGACAATGACGATGCAGGAAACAAATTAAAGGATGAATTAATAAGGCGTTTAGACATTGAAAGATGCTTTTATATAGAATATCCTGAAGGTTGCAAAGATGCCAATGATATACTTTTAAAACACGGAAAGGAATATCTTAACTCATTGGTAACCAATGCAAAGCCATTCCCAATTAAAGGAATAGTTGATAGTGATGAACTATTACAAAGCATTGATGATATTTACATAAATGGTTATCCGAAAGGCATAAAAGCAGGAATTGAAGGATTTGATAATTACTTTAGTTTACTTGAAGGACTATTCACAGTAGTAACTGGTATTCCAGGTTCTGGTAAGTCAGAGTTCATTGATTTTATCATGGCTAAAACTGCACTTAATCATGATTGGAAATGGGGAATTATATCCTTTGAAAATACGCCTCCAGTATTTCACGCCACAAAAATAATAGAAAAGTTATCGGGTAAGGCATTCGACTTCAGGGTAAACCCAAATCATCGAGTATCAAGCTATGAACTTGATATGTACAAGGCATATTTATCTCAAATGTTCTTTTTTATCAATACTCAAGACACTGATGTTACACTTGAAGGACTACTAAAAAAGATAGGATTACTTGTCATGCGAAAGGGTATTAAAGGCGTTTTAATTGATCCGTGGAACTATATTGAGCATAAAATTGAAAGCAATGAAACGGAAACACAATACATTTCAAGAGCATTGACAACAATAAGAAAAGCAGCTATAAAATTAGGTATTCACATTATTGTTGTTGCACATCCTACTAAATTAAATAAAACAAATAATAAGTATGATGTACCTACACTTTACAATATTTCGGGTTCTGCACATTTCTTCAATAAAACCGATAATGGGTTTACAGTTTACAGAGATTTTAACACTAATGAGGTTACAATACACATTCAAAAAATCAGATTCTCTTTTTTGGGTAAACTTGGAGCAGTAAAATACAACTACAACACATTTACAAGACAGTACGAATACTTAGAAGATAACTAACTATAAATCAATAAGTTAATAACAGTGTTATAACAGTGTTATAACAGACTTTCATTCTGTTATATCAAAAGCTAACAAATTAAAGGAAATTAAATAAATACAGGGTGGTGTTGTGGCTTACGCCACCACCACAACATCAGAAAAATATTTCGCATGAAATATCTAAATCTGATTAATTTTGTTTAAATGGCAAAGAAAGGATTTTACATACGGCATAACACAAAAGACAATAGCATCATGCTTAATGTCTTTGTAGACGATTTTAAGGCGTATTTAGACACTTTGCCAAAAAATGAAGGTTGGATAAGGCTAAGGATATTTGAGAGGCAAGAAGTGGACTCTAAAGGCTTTACACACGATATGCAGGTGATTCATGCTAAAACAGAAAACTAATGGGAAGGAAAACGATAGTTGACGCGGATTTGAAAAAAGAAGCTTTTATAAAAGCTTATCAAAATAACTTTGGCAATGTTACACAATCTGTTGAGGCGGTTGGCGTGACACGTTCCGCATATTACAAGTGGGTGAAAGATGATCCCAAATTTGTCGCAAAACTTGAAGCAGTAGAACCAAAGGAGATTAAGAAGGATTTCATTGAAACGGCACTGATGCGGAAAATCCGTGAAGGTGATACCGCTGCAATCATCTTTGCGAGTAAAACGCAATTGAAGGACAGAGGTTACATTGAACGCCAGGAATTGACTGGAGCCGATGGCGATAAACTTGGAGCATTCACCGTAGAAATAATCAATGGGGCAACCGCTGAAAATACAAACAAGTAAAGTATTTGAGATCCTAAAGGATTCAGCAACCCGTATCACCGTGATGCAGGGCGGATCAAGGTCTGGTAAAACGTACAACATAATCTTGTGGTTTATAGTAAAACTCCTCCAAGAAAGGGGTAAAACGCTTTCCATTGTCAGGCAGTCCCTTCCAAGCATTAAGGGTTCGGTGCTGCGTGATTTCATTGAAATCCTGCTGAAAATGGGGATTTACGATGAGAGTAATCACAATAAAACCGAGCAGACATATAACCTCAATGGCAATCTCGTTGAGTTCGTTTCCGTTGACCAACCGCATAAAATACGGGGTAGGAAAAGGAGTTACCTATTCATGAACGAGTGCACCGAAATGTCATATGAGGCATGGGTGCAGTTGACCATGAGAACTGAAGGTAAAATTGTTCTGGATTATAATCCTTCAGATGAATATCATTGGGTATTCGATAAAGTCATTCCGCGTGATGATGCGGATTTTTACATCACCACGTATAAGGACAATCCATTCTTGCCGAAGGAATTGGTTGCAGAGATTGAACGGCTCAAGGATGCTGATGAAAACTACTGGCTTGTTTATGGATTAGGTCAGAAGGGAAATCAGAATGATACGGTTTACACCCATTGGAGGCCAGTAGCCAAGATGCCTGAAGGGGAGACTGTTTACGGGTTGGACTTTGGATTTAATAATCCATCAGCAATGGTTAAGGTGGTATTTTATGATGGAGGTATTTATGCAGAGGAGATGCTATATGAGACTAAACTGACCACGAATGACCTTGTAGAGCGGATTAAACTCATGGGTATTTCACCTTATGATGAAATATTCTGTGATTCAGCAGAGCCAAAAACAATTGAGGAACTTGTACGGAATGGATTCAATGCGAAGCCTTCGAACAAGGATGTATTTGCAGGGATTCAGAAGATAAAATCTTTGCCGTTCTTTGTGCATGATAGTTCAGTAAATCTTATTAAGGAACTGAAAAACTACAAGTGGAAAACTGACAAGAATGGAAAAAGATTGGATGAACCTGTAAAATTCAATGATCATATCTGTGACGCAGCGAGATATTGCATTTACACGAAATTAAACGCACCTCAATTAACTTGGGGAATAATATAACAATATGGGTATTTTAGATATATTCAAGCGAAAAGGACTAAATCCAAATATCGGAGCGCAAAGAGAAGTTCAAGCCGTTAATGGTGTTGTACTTCAGCCATACTATCAACAGGCTTATGTTGATGATGGGTACATGGGAAATTCGGATGTTTATGCGATTGTGACATTCTTAGCACGTAAAGCAGGGTCTATTCCGTGGTATGTATACAAGATGAAACCAGGCGAGAAGGCGAAGACATCACTCGAAAGGTATAAGCAACTATCAAAGGGATTATACAATAAAGGTGCTTTTGAACGTGCTTTGATGGAAAGGAAGAACGCCTATGAAGAGAATATGGTAACTGGTACTCCCTTGGCTAAACTTCTTGAAAGACCAAATCCCTCACAAGCTCAGGACCAGTTTTTTCAGAACTTATTTGGATACCGGATATTAAGCGGAGAGGGCAACATATACGGAAATGATGGCAATATCGAAAATGGCAAGTTCGTTGAATTAAACGTATTGCCTACTCAGTTTATTGAGATATACCCTGATCCTAATGACCTTTACGGGTTGCTTGGATATAAGTTAATGGTCGCTCAAGGTATCAACATACCTAAAGGGAATGTCTGCCATTGGAAGTCTTGGAATCCTGATTTTAATGATGTTACCCGTTCACATTTGAGGGGTGTTTCGCCACTTCGTTCAGCGTGGAAACTTCTGAGGATGTCAAACAATGCCACTGATGCATCAGCTAAGATGACACAAAACGGAGGAGCGAAGGGTGCGCTTGTTCCAGAGGTGGTAAATAACAATGTGCCACAAATGACACCTGAACAGGCATCAATGATTCAGAGGGCAATCAATGAGCGAATAAACGGAACAGATAACAAAGGCTCAATCGGAGTAATGCAGTACCCGTACAATTACCTTAATTTCGGATTGTCATCAGTTGACATGGAACTTGTCAAAACACTTCAGATGACACTTCATCAATGGTGTAGGGTATTCGGTATGCCTATCGTGTTGTTTGATACTGACACTTCATCTTACAACAACTACACAAATGGTATGCGTGACCTTATCACCAACACCATTGCTCCACTTTGTGCGGAATTGAGGGATGAACTAAACTCATGGCTTGTTCCAAGGTTCGGAGAGAACGTTTACATTGACTATGATATCTCTGCACTGCCAGAACTCCAATCAGACATGGAAAAGATGGTGGTTCAACTTAAACAAGCCGATTGGCTGACTTTTGATGAGAAACGTACTGCAATGGGTTATGAGGAAAAGGGGGGTGCTTATG